AACGTTAGATGAAATAGAAATGAAAGAATTTATTAAAAAATTAAATCCTGTCAAATATAAATTTAATGAAAAAGTTAGATATCATTGTGGTTTTATTAGTCAAGAGATAAAAGAAAATATGCCTTTTGATTGGGGTTTGTATATATATAATGAAGAGGCTGATAGTTATGGATTACGATATACTGAATTGATAGCACCTATGATTTCAACGATACAAAATTTAATAAAAGATAATGAAAATCTTAAAAATGAAAATGAAAATTTGAAATCTCGTTTAAATACTATAGAAGAATTATTAGGAATTGAATAAATAATATCTAAACTTATATAATAAATGCCTTGTTGTTTATCTTGTTTTGAAGAAGATAAAGAGGTTTTAGAAATTAAATATAAAACATTGTCTAAAAAATACGAGGTGATGTTTAATAAGGTTTTAGAATTAAATATAATTATTGAAGAATTACGTCATAATAACAATATATTAATTAATGAATATGATAGATTAAAAAATGAATATAATGAATTTTTTAAAACTTATTATGATGAAATTGAAAAAGAAAAAAAATAATTTGTTATAAAATTTTAAAAAATATATAATAAAAATTAAAAAAATATAACAAATTTATTTATTATATTTAAAAAGTAATTCTAATATTTTTCATAGAATCTTTAACATTTAGATTTTTTAGTTTATCTGTTAATTCTTTTAGGCCTTCACCTTGAATTTTTTTATTTAAATTTTTTTCAAATTTAGACATTTTAGGTTCTTCATCGATTAATTTAGTATTTCTTAAAGGATTTAGATTAACCTTGTGTTTTTTTATATTTTTTGGATTTACAATAAAACAATGAGTCATTATATATATAACATTAATTTAGAAATTTTTTTTTATCAATTTTTTATTTTTCATATGTATATTTCTTTTTAATTCCTAAAATAATGGTGATCTCTCCATCTTGAATTGTTAAAGGTGTTAATGTTGTTTTATTCAATAATCTAACTCTTATATTATTATAAACACCATCTTTTATAGAATTAAAAGCGTATTCTGGTGGTTGAACGTTAATTAATGATCCAACTCCAACAGTAGGAACAATAGCGTAAATAATACCTGATGGATTTCCAAAAGGATTATCTATTACATTACATTCCACTAATACACTTGAATTAGGATTGACATTTGGAGCCACTGTTGAATTAAATGTTAATGTAGTTCCAACACCAGAAGATAAACCAGATTCAAAATTAGAAGCATAACCCACAATTTCATTAAAATTAGAAGCCATACGAATATTGACATTATAAGTAGTAGTAGGATAACCAGCCCAATTAGAAGGTTCTGTATATCCAGATGGTAAAGAAGTAGGAACAGCATAAGTATTTATATCAACAGAATTTAAAACACTATTTATTAAAAATTCAGCATAATAAACATTGTCTCCATCAGCATTAACTAAATATAAACCAGCATTAATAAAATCAAATTGTAATGCTTTGTTAATATCACTAATTTCATATAATCCTTCATCTAAAGTTATTGTTCGTGTATTTGTTGTTGTTCCAACGACGTATTGATATGAAAAATTCCTATTTCCTAATTCATCACTAATATTAAACCATGTATAATACATAGATGCTTGAATTAATGCTAATTCCATATCTTTAAAATTTATAGAATTAGGAAAATTATACTCAAAAGTTGAATTTTTTGTTGTATCTGTAATATTTGATGATTTTAGAACAATTGTATTAACCATTATTTTATATATAATTATATTATATTATTTTTCTTAAAAAAAAATTAACTTTTATCTGTAAAATAAATTTTCTTATAATAATATATATAATAAATAATAATGCCTTTTGTAGGAAGAGATTTAAAAACATTAGAGTTTCAAAAGCAAAGACATTTAGAAGAATTAGATCAAAAGTCTAAAAATAGAATTTATTTTGTTAAAAATAAACAACATACTCAAGATACTGGATCTTCGTTAATAACAGGAAGACCAGAAAAAAGCACATTAGAACAATATTTAGATAAATCTAAAATAGATAAAAATATCGAAGATTATTTAATTAAACAATTAGGAGCAAATCCAGGACAGGCTAAAGTATTTATTCAAGGTTTAGATGATACATTAAAAGAATATTTATTAGATAGATTACCAGCATTTAAAAAAGTATTTAACGATAATTTTATTGTAGCAAGTTCTATCAATTTAAAATCTGCTTTTGAATTATTTAATAGACAACAATTAGATAAAATCAAAGATTTAAACATTCCATCACTTGCAGATTTAGATGTTTTTTTAAGCGAACTAACTCGCCCACGTTTGTATGATTTAGGTCTTCCTATTTATGTAGAAAGTGTAAAAAAAACGTCAGGGGTAAGTTATGTTGTCGCAAGAAGAAGATTTACTAATGATTACGATTATTTATCAGGTGAAGATAATCCTCAAAATGAAACTAAATTTTTAGTGAGAGATATCATAATAAATTATATTAAAACTTTTGAAAACCCTTTAGATGGATGGATGGCTTCTTATCAAATCGCTAAATCGATAGGTTTAAGTGATTTTCCTAAACCACAATTAGAAACAATAAGAGAAGGTATCCCAACATCATATATAGCAACACCACCAAGTTCTTTAGATTTAGGTTCAATGAGTGAAGATTATACTATTCAAAACCCAAGAAGTCAATTTTCATCTGGTAGTGAAGTAGGTGAAATTTCAAGCACAACAGAATCAACAGAAGAAAAAGAGGGAGAACCACGATTAAGTGAAGAAGGAAGTAGAATGTTGGCTGATGCAAGAAGAAGAGCGTTAGAAAGAGAATCACAAGGTTCAGGATTAGTTAAAATTTATAAATTAAAAAAATAGAACAAAAAATATATATCTAATTATTATATATATAATTAAATGACTTCATATTATCCACCTCAATATAATTATACAAAATTTAATCCTTTGAATTTTGAAACGAAAACTAATATTGAAAAAAAATTAAATACAGTTCAAAGGGAAAATAATACTATAAAAACAAATATAGACACATTAGAAACAAAAACAAATTATATAAATGTTATTTCAAATCAAACTGTTTTATCCTCTAATTTAGTCCCCAATCATGATGGTAATCATAGATTAGGATTAAGTGAAAATAATACATTTAATTTTTATGGAAATAAATTATTAATAAATGATGGAGTTTTAGACACGAATTTAACAGCAGGGAATATAGAAACATTAACAGGAATAGATGCTATTAATCAAGCAATTTATTTCAATACAGATATAAACAGAGCAATGTATATAGGTCAAGGATACGAAAATGGTAATAATTCTAATAATGGATTTACGATCGCTATTTCTGGTGGATCAGGCGCTAATCCTAATTTATGCTGGTTATCAAAGGCAGATGGTATTATATATAATAGACAAAATTTAAGAAACGATGATATTCAACCAAATATAGATAATACATATTCAGCAGGAAATGGAACTTATAGATGGGATGACATATATGCGAGTAATGGAACTATTAATACTTCAGATCAAAGACAAAAAAAAGATATTGAAAATTTAGATACAGAAAAAACAATAAATTTTATAAAATCTTTAAGACCTGTTCGATATAAGTGGAAAAATGGAAAACGATTTCATAGTGGGTTAATATATCAAGAATTAGAACCACATTCAACTCAATTTTTAAAAGAATGGGGATTATTATCAAATATAAATGATTCATTAGGCGTTAGATACGATGAATTATATGCTATATTAATTAAAACATATCAGTATTTAATAGAAAAAAATGAATTATTAGAAAATAGATTAAATATTTTATCTAAATAAATAATATATAATAATAAATAATGTCTTCATATTTACCACCAGATAATAATTTAAGTTCTTTTAATTCTACAGTATTTAAGGACAATTTAACAGACGAACAAATTGAAACTCAATTGAATGAATTACAAAGTGATTATATAATTAATAATGTGGATATAACTGCTTTACAATCAAAAACAAATTATATTGATGTTGTTTCAGGAGAAACACAAATATCATCTAATTTAGAGGCTTCTACGTCAGGAACTTTAAATATAGGAACAGATACAAAAAGATTTGATTTAATTCATACGAACGAAATTCATTGTTCTAATAATACAGCAGATTCAACAGTAGATTTTGGAAATATTGGATCAACAACAGGAGTAGATAGATTTGTTCCTCAAATTGTATTAGATAATTCTAATTTTAATACTATGTATATAGGCACAGCATACGACGATTCAAATACTTCAACTTCTGGGATTTGTTTTGCTATTGATGATGGTGCTGGAGATGACCCTAATGCTGTTATGTTTATGGATAGGAATGGTCAAACCTATTTGAGAAATACATTATTTTCTAATCATATACAACCTAATATAGATAATGCTTATGATCTTGGATCATCTACACGTAGATTCACTGAAATATTTGCAACGAATTCAACGATAAATACCTCTGATGAACGTCAAAAAAATTGGATTCAATCTTTAGATGAAACAAAAATGATTGATTTCGTAAAAAAATTAAATCCAGTATCTTATAAATGGAAAGAAGGTAAAAATAAAGAAACACATACAGGCTTAATTGCTCAACAGGTTAAAAAGGTGATGCCTTTTGATTGGGGTTTGTATATTGAAGAAAATGATAGTTTTGGTTTAAGATACAATGAATTAATAAGTCCCTTAATTTCTGTAGCACAATCTTTAATAAAACAAAATGAAAAAATGGAAGAGACTATTAAAAAGTTAGAATCATTAACATTATAATATGAAAAAAGAATAAAAAATATTTGATTATTTAATTAATATTAATTAATATGATATTATGCAACTTTAAAGCATGTTTTTTAGTATTAGGAAAAATACTAAAAAAAAAGTGTATAAATTTTTTAGTATTTTAAATATTATCATATAATATATATATAAAAATGTTGAATAATTTTCAAATGTTAGAACTCGCTCCTAAAATGGGTATTCCATTAAAAGGTGTTTATTTTAAAGATGATTTAGAACCTAATGATTTAGAATCAAATAAAAGTTATGTTATCAATTTAATGGATGAATTTGATGAAAATGGAAATCCTAATATAGGTAGCCATTGGGTCGCATTACATATAGGTAAAGTAAATAAAGTAATTACACCTTTTTATTTTGATTCTTATGGTATGCCTCCACCTGAAGATATAAAAAA